CGGAACCATCGGTCTTGACCGCACGGACAACCAGGTTGACGCCTTTTTCGCGACGCTGGAAGCGAACTACTACGCCGGCATCAACATCGGCTACGCGACGATCACCGAGACGATCTCGGAAGGTAATGGCTCGGTGAGCCAGTACCGCTACACGAAAGTGTCGCTGCGTCTCGAAGAGCATGGCAAGTTTGTAGGCGATGACCGCGTTCAGGTCACGATCGGGTTCTCGGCGTCGCGTCGCGTTCCGCTGTAACGACTAAAACCGCAGATAGGCCGGCCAGCCGACAAGCGCGCTTCCCGGGCGCGTTTCTGCGGTTCCAATACCCGGGTATCTGCGGGAGATATCCCTAAATGACGAAGAAACCCACGCTGGAACTGAACGCGGCAACAGTTGAGCAACCCGCTCCGGCTGCCGACAACCTCGTCACGGACGCAAAAGGTCGCGTGCTGAAGGTCGTTGATCCCGACATCCTGGCCGAGAGTCGTCTGATGCGCATGGTCGGCCCGGAAGCAGCGCTGAACCCGGCTTACATGCGGCTCTACGTGATGCCGGCCGTCTCGGTTGTCGAGATTGACGGCGAAGAAATGCCATTTCCGATGAGCCAGCGCGAAGTTGATGCAGCGATCAAGCGACTCGATCACGACGGCATCAACGCTGTCATCCAGTATCAGGCGAAGAAGCGCGAAGGCGAAGAGAAGGACGCGGTAAAAAACTAGCCCGGAACCCCGCTTTTCAGGAGGCTTGCTGGCTGATGAAGAACGGGGTTCCGTTTCATACCGCTTTCGGAATGCCGAAGAGTCGCGCGGACGACTGGCAGATAGACAGAATCGAGCGTCGGGCGTTCGCGATCACGTTCTCCATCTTCAACGGTGCTGAGTATGACTGGGAAGCGATGCGCTTCAAGGAGTCGAAGTGACGCAATACAGTAGCTTCGGCGCCTTCGCCAATCATCTGCAAAAACTCGCAGTGACGACGCCGGAAGTGACACACGAGATGGTCAAGTCTGGCGCGGAAGAGATCGAGGAAACGGCGAAGGGCATGATCGGGTTCTATCAGACCGATATCGCGCCCTATCCTACCTGGGCGCCGCTCAGTGAGAAGTACGAAGCCGCGAAGGTTGCGGCTGGATTTGAGCCGGATGCGCCGCTTCTGCGTACGGGCGAGATGCAGAAGAGCGTCAAGTCGCACGCCGAACGCAATGAGGCGGTGACTGGCTCGAATGACAAAGTGCTGGAGTATCACGAGTTCGGCACGCCGAAGATGCCGCCTCGTCCCGTTTTGGGACCGGCTGCGCATCACAGCACACCTAGGATTTTGTCTCGCATGGCTGCGACGACGTTTTACTTTCTATCCGGTAAGGGCTGGCGGAATCAGCTACGCCGGAAATAGAAGAACAGAAAGACGATCGCGACGATCGCCAGATAGACGCCGATGTATGGCACGAATAGCAGCGTCGGTGGCGTGAATAACGCCACTGGACGCGGTATGTACGGACGCGTTGCCCATCGTGCTTTCCAGCCATGAGAATGCCCACTCAGGCTTTTCACCTTCGGCTTCGGGTACTGAATAAAGCTGACGCGGTCAGCCAGCCATTCATGGATTCGGTAGGCGATGCCCATAGAAACTCCAGTAAGTCATTGAGTATATAGCGGAAATGATCAACGTCTACGAAATCGGCACGACGCTCAAGCTGAATGACCTGATCACGCCGCAACTGCTCAAGTTGTCGGAAGAATTTCGCAAGGTCGACGCTCAGGTTCTGCAGATCGGCAAGCGCCTGCAGAAGATGGGCGCTGAAATCGTCGGCATTCGTAATCTTGCTGGCGCGACGAAAAGCCTGGCCGCCAGCATGAAGGCGATCAAGGACGAATCGGCGCTGGCAGAAAAGAACCTGTTCGCGCTGCGTATGGCGCTTCCTCATGGAGGCCTCGGACTAGAGTCGGAACTGATTGCGGCGAATGTGCAGGCCCGGACGCTGGCGGCGACGCTGGCCGGTATTCGTGGCGGCGGTCGCCTTCCTCCGGGCGGTGGTGGCGGTCATTTGCCGTCTCCTGGCACCGGCGGTGGCGGCGGTCGTCATGGTGGCCGCATCCATGGCGGCAACCTGCACATGGGTTCGAACGGCATCGGTATCGGTGGTGTCGGCATTGGCCTGATGAGCGACGCGCTAGTCCCGCTCGGTGCCGGCATGCTGACCTACTACGTCGGCAAACAGTTCTACGAAGGCGCGAAGGACTACCAAGACGCCTTCATGCGCTTCAAGTCGCTGAATCTCGGTGATCAAGTCAACGCTGAGGCTGACAAGTTCGTCAAGGCGACCAAGGTCTATGGCGTCTCGCAGACCGAGTTGATGAAGGCGCTGGGCGAATCGGTCGGCCTGTTCGGCTCATTCGAAGAGGCGAAGAAGTTCACGCCCGACCTGCTGACGCTCGGCAAGGCCAACTCCGCTGTATTCGGCGACAAGCTTGGGCACATGGACGAAGAGGGGTTGAAAAGCCTGCTCAAGTTCATTGATCGACGCGGCGGGTTCAAGGACGAGGCGACATTCAAGCGCAATCTCGACCTCGCCGAAAAAATGGTGACCGGTTCGTCCGGCTTCCTGAAGTTTCAGGATCTCGCGGGGTTCTCGCAGAACGCCGGCACGGCATTCCGCAGCCTTTCGGATGAAGGCCTTCTGCATATGGAAGGCCTGCTGATCGAACAGGGCGGACAGAAGGCCGGTACGGCGCTGATGAGCTTGTATCAGAACCTCGTCGCAGGCCGAACGCCGAAGAAGACGATGGGCTTGCTGCAGGAACTTGGGCTTGCCCAGCTTGCCATGCAGGAGCATGGTGCGGTCGGCGGAAAGCCGATGAAATCACTCGTGATGACCGGCATAAGGGGTTCCGAACTGCTCCAGTCTGATCCGGCGAAGTGGATGACTGATGTGCTTATGCCCGCTCTCACCGCCAAAGGCATCACGAAAGAGGGCGACGTTCTGAAGGCCGTCAACGACGTGCTATCGAATCGCAATGCGTCCAATCAGGGCTCACTGATGACGACGCAGCAGTTGCAGATACTGCGGGATCAGAAACTGGCAACTGGCGCGATGGGGGCCGACAAGGTCACGAAGATGTTCGGCGACTCGGCATCTGGTGCTGAAGCCGACTTCGATGCTGCGTGGACGGACTTCAAAAAGCAGTTCGGCACGACGATGCTGCCGCAGATCACGAGCATGCTGAAGACGGGAACGGATTTGCTGCGCTCATTGGCAAGCATCACCGAAAGCGAGAACTTCAAGTCGTTCATGAGCTTCGCATCAAAGGTCAATGGCACTTTTGGATGGCTGCCAAAGCAGTTTTTCGGAAGCGCTAACGCCGCAGAGCCTGGGCAGAGCCCGAACGTTAAATCGGGTACGCCGCAACCGTTCAAGTTGAGCACCACGATCAATCTCGATGGCCGAAAGATCGGCGAGGCCGCAACGGATTACATCCTGAACGGCTTTGGCAAGGCCCAATCAACCAGTTCCGGCTTCGACATGACACGCTCCGCCCCGCCAATCGGCCACTCCTACGCGAAATAACTCATGGCAACTTCCCTTTCCCTCGGCGACGTTCTCTTTGCCGATCTGGAAGTCCCTGAGCACATCACGTTCGGTGGCGAACAGCGGCTGACGGTGCATGAACTGGTCGGCGGCACGCGCATTGTCGATGCGATGGGCCGTTCCGACATGCCGCTGGACTGGTCGGGCTGGTTCATGGGGCAAAACGCGCTAGCTCGTGCGCAATATCTCGAGGCGCAGCGCATCGCCGGTATGTCGGTGCCGTTAGTGTGGTCGGAACTGTTCTACGACGTCGTTATCCAGCGATTCGAGGCGGATTTCCAGCGCGAATGGATGATCCCGTACCGGATCACCTGCGTTGTCGTCGCGAATCACTCGCAGCCCGTGACGTCGCTCGCTGGCCCGTCGATCAATGACCTGATTAACACGGACCTATCGAGCGCGAACCTGCTTACGGGCCAGATTGGCAATAGCACGTTGACGGGCCTGATGAGTTCGGTCAATTCGGCTATCTCGACCGTATCCAGTTTCGCCAGCGCAACGGCGAGCACGATCAACAGCGTGCTTCAGCCGATCAACGCGGTACAGCAACAGGTCGCAACGCTGATCGGGCAGGCGGCGAACACGATGCAGAACGTTACGACGCTGGGCGGCATTCTGCCGAACAACCCGATTTCGCAATCGGTGGCGCAGCTTTCTGCGCAAGTCACGGCGTATCAGACGTCCCCCTTGCTCTACAACCTCCAGTCGGTCATGGGGCGCATGTCGACCAACCTCAGCAGCGTCACTGGTGCCGCGCAACAGATCACGGTGGCGGGCGGAAACCTCATGCAAATCGCCGCGAAAGTCTACGGCAAAGCTGAGGCATGGACGGGCATCGCGAAGGCGAATGGCGTCAAAGATCCTGTTGTGCAGGGCGTTCAAACACTCAATATCCCAGTCACGCCGGATAACAGCGGCGGCGTCCTCTCAGCGTAAATGACAACACTCAACATCGTTCCTGCGGTTCCCGTCGCACGGCAGCCGCGGGGGATGGTGTTGCTGGGCGATCCGAATCAGCCCGGTACATCCGTTCCATGGATCGACTGGGATGTCGAGCAGAACACGTGGCACTCGGCCAGCACGTTCCGCATGCGCCTGCCGATTTCTGCGCTGGCGTCGCCGATCGATCTGAATTACATCCTCGGCACGAACCCGATCCAAGCGCAGATATTCGCCGGCTTTCCGGGAAATCCCGACAAGTACGGCACGTCTGACCTTCAGCAACTCATCACGGGCAACGTCGACAACATCCAGTTTGATCCGGTGCGCCGCGTTGTCGAGCTGTCGGGGCGCGATTACACGTCGCTGCTGATCGATGCGAAGACGTTCGACCGCTGGACCAACCAGACAGCCAGTGAGATTGCAACGACGCTTGCCAAGCGACACGGATTGACGCCGCAGGTCACGGCGACAACGGGCGCAGTCGGCAAGATCTATGAAATCGACAAGATCCACGATCGCCACGGCTCGACCGAATGGGAGTTGCTCACCTGGCTAGCTGGCATCTACGACTTCGTGGCGTATGTGCAGGGCATGACGCTGTACTTCGGACCGAAGCCAAATCCGCAGACCGCGACACCCTACGCGCTGCAGTGGAAGAATCCGGACGCTCTGACCGCCACGACGTTTCAGGGCAACGTGCTGGACATGTCGTTCTCGCG